CAGGCGCAGCTAGAACCGCATTAGGTTTAGTCATTGGCACAGATGTGCAAGCTTATGATGCAAATACAGTCTTTGATGACGTAGCTTCTACATTTACTGCTAAGCAAACATTTACAGGCTCATCTAGTGTTATCTCATCTAAATTTGTCAATGCTGTAGAAGGTGTAACAATAGCAGCTACCGCAGCAACAGGCACAATTAACTATGATACTACTACACAGTCTGTGCTTTATTATACAAGTAACGCAAGTGCTAACTGGACTGTAAACTTTAGAGCATCTAGTGGCACAAGTTTAAATACCGCTATGTCTACAGGCGAATCTATTACAGTTGTATTCTTAGTCACACAAGGTTCTACAGCTTATTATAATAGCGTGGTTCAAGTAGACGGAACAACTGTTACACCTAAATATCAAGGTGGCTCTGCACCTACAACGGGCAATGTTTCTAGTGTAGATGCTTATTCATACGTTATTGTTAAAACGGGGTCAGCAGCGTTTTCAGTATTTGCATCCCAAGTTCAATTTAAATAGGATAACAAATGTCTTTTTTAACTAGAAGAGCAGTAGCGGCAGCGCAAGGATTTGGGCTTACAAGCATAAATTCATTTAGTTTTCTTGCAACAATATCATCTAATACTACAAGTTATAATGTAGCTACAGCAGCTACAGCAGCAGGGTGGAATGGTGTTGCACCTCTTATTGCTAGTATTACTATTAACAATGGAGTTATAGTATCAGGCACTGGTAATGGTACATCATCTGCATTTGTTATAAATGGACTGTCAGCAAAATCAATTATCACTATTAATAATAGTGGAACTGTAAGTGGAAGTGGGGGCGCTACAGGCTATAACACAACAAATAGTGGGGCTACAGGTTATGCTGGTAATTCTACATCAATTACCCCAATTACATTTGCTACTGGATATAATAGTTCTGGTTATCCAACAGGTTATGGTGCTGGTGGCTCTACTCCTGGTTATAACTATTTTTCAGGTGGAACTACAGCAAGTGCTGGTTCTGGTTCAGCAGGTACAAACGCTATATATCTTGCATCTGATGCCACTTTAATTATAAATAATAGTTCTACGGGTGTTATGGTAGGAGGCGGTGGCGGTGCTGGAGGTCAAGCAGGTAATAATGCTGGTGGCGGTGGTGGCGCTAATGGCGGTTATTTAATACAAGAAACAGGTTCACATCCTGCGGCGATTGTAAATAATACATTAGGTGGTGTTTTAGCTTCTGGCGGTGGTGGCTCTGGCGGATGGGGTAATAGATATGAAAACGATGGTATTGGTGGACGACCAGGATATGCAGCAACTAACTGGCCTAGTGGTCAAGGTAACTATGGTGGCAATGGTTCATCACCAGGACTAGCTACAAATAATACAGGTACTGCATTAGTTAATACAGCAGGTACATTTACTTTATCACCAGCAGTTTAAGGAAAAATTATGAATATGGAAAAAATAACGAGCATGATGTTTCCAGTAATAATCTCAGCTATTGCTTGGTTACTTACTTCAATGTCTGCTATTCAAGCCGACCTCATTAATATTAAAACTAAAATGCCTAACCTTATTACAGAACAAGGTGTACCTACTGACAGCCCAATATCAGCAGAAGCAAGAGCTAGAATGAAAGAAGAATTAAAAGGTCAAATAGCAGAACTATCTATTCGTATTAGATTATTAGAAGAACATGAAAAAACAAAAGGATTTAAATAATGTTTAGTATATTAAGTTCTATATTAGGATTTGCAACTGCAGGTCTACCAAGTATCCTTGGCTTCTTCCAACAAAAGGGAGATCAAGCGCATGAGCGTGAGATGGCTAGACTACAAAACGAGCAAGCTATGGCTATGGCTCAACAAGGTTTTCAATCACAAGAAAAAGTAGCAGCTATTGAATTGGAGGGTACCTATGCAGAAACATTTACTCAAGAACGTCAAGCACTTTATGAACATGACGCAAAACTTGTACACGATGCCGCCCCATGGGTTAGAACTCTTAATGCAAGTGTCCGTCCTATTGTTGCTTTCACTTTTGTAGCACTACTTTTATTTGTAGATATTGGTGGTTTTATTTGGGCAGTTAAAACTGTAGGGTTTAGTCGTGAGTCCATGGATGTTATATTTTCTACTGATGAAATGGCTATTGTAGGGTCTATTATTGGCTTCTACTTTGGAGCTAGAACTTGGGAAAAGAAATAAGTGAATGTATCAAAAGCTGCTATTGCTCTTATCAAACATCACGAGGGTGTGCGTAGTCGTCCCTATCGTTGTCCTGCAAACTTGTGGACTGTTGGTGTTGGTCATCTTATCGGGGATGGCAAATTGTTGCCTGATTCTTATAACAGAACTTTTACGAAAGAAGAAATAAATGCGCTCCTTATACGGGATCTCAATAGATTTGAACGTGGAATATCTAAGATGCTACCTAACGTGCTTCTTAGACAATGTGAATTTGATTGCTTGGTATCTTTTGCCTTTAATCTTGGTTTGGGTACATTTCAAAGATCAACACTCCGTCAAGCGTTGCTTCGCAATGATAAAAAACAAGCTATGGAATCGCTAGTAAAGTATTGCCGTGCGGGTGGTAAAATACTTAAAGGTCTACAAACTCGTAGGCTAGATGAAAAAGCACTCTTTGAAAGTTAAACATGCCAATAAGTAAACTAGTCTTTAAACCAGGTGTTAATCGAGATCAGACTAATTATGCGTCTGAAGGCTCTTGGTATGATATGGACAAAGTTCGCTTTCGTTCGGGCTTTCCTGAAAAAATAGGTGGCTGGAGACCTCAAAACTTTACCGCCTACGTGGGTTCTGCACGAAGTGTTTTTACATGGGGCACTACTGATGGTAGTGAACTTGTAGGTATTGGCTCAAATGTTAAAGTTTATATATCTGCGGGTACTAACATATATGACATTACACCTTTAAGAACAACTCTTGTATCACCTGCTACAGACAATTGCCTTAACACCATAAGCGCTTCTAAGGTTATTACTATTAATGTATCTGCACACGGTTTAAGTACAGGAGACTATGTCACCATAAGTGGAGTTACATGTCCTACCATAGGTGGTATACCTATTGCTCAGATTAACGCAGAACAAGTAGTAACTGTTATTACTTCAAGTCAATTTACTATTACTGTAACATCAGCTGCTACAAGTACAACTACAAACCAAGGTGGTACGGGTATTAGTATTGCCTGTCAAATATCTATAGGATACGCAGTGGCTACTTTTGGTTACGGTTGGGGCACAGGCGTTTGGAGTCGAAGCACGTGGGGTTCTAGCTCAACAGTACCCATTCTTTTACCCCCAAGACTTATATTCCAAGATAAATTTAATAATGACTTGTTATTTAATATACGAGGTTCTTTTATTTATTACTGGGCATTCACTACTTCTTTTAATACCCGCGCTGTTTTATTAAGTGATGTATCAGGAGCGGTTGCAGTGCCACAACAAGTAACTAAAATATTGTTCTCTCCACAAGGTTTTTTACTAGCCTTAGGCTGTACTAATTATGATGCTACACAATCATCACCTAATTACCTAGGTTCTTTTGACCCCATGCTTGTACGTTGGTCAAACGTTGATGCTGATATAGGACCTGAACCTGAAAATTGGCAGCCTACATTAACTAATACAGCAGGGTTCTTAAGACTACAAGCAGGTTCTGCTATTGTTACAGGCTTATCTACCAAACAAGAAGTTTTAATTTGGACTGATATCTCATTGACTTCATTGCAGTTTTTAGGTACTTCAGAAGTATTTAGTCAACAACTCGTATCAAGTGCTGTTACTATTATGGCACCAAATGTAGTCGTGGCTGCTAATAATATTGTTTACTGGATGGGTAATGATAAATTTTTTACATACTCAGGTCGCGTAGATACCTTACCTTGTACACTACGTCAATACATATTTGACGATATTAATAAAAATCAGTCAGACTTATTTTTTGCAGGGTCTAATGCTGAGTTTAACGAAGTTGTTTGGTTTTATTGCTCATCTGGAGCTAACGAAATTGATCGTTACGTAATTTATAATTACTCTGATAACATCTGGTATTTTGGTACTATTGCAAGAACGGCTTGGATAGATGCAGGAGTTGTTACTTACCCATTGGTTTAAATAGTGGCTATGTTTATTATCACGAATTAGGACACGACGACGGTCAACCCAATAACGCAGCACCATTACCTATCTCATCCTATATACAATCAGCAGATGTAGATATTGAAGACGGTGAAAAATATATGTTAACACGTCGTATAATTCCAGACGTTAATTTCAATTCTTCTGATTTAACTAACTATGTAACAAGTGCAGTATTAACACCTGAAGTAACCATGACTGTAGGGGTTCGTAATTTTCCAGGCGCTACAATCTCTACTACTAATGCAGAAGGTGAGTCTACAGCAGAACTTGTGACTGTAACAGGCACTACAACCGCTACGATTAATCAGTATACAAATCAAGTATTTATTAGAGCACGTGGTCGACAAATGAATTTTAAAATAGCATCTACTGGAGTAGGGGTTCAATGGCAACTTGGGTTACCTCGTGTCGACGCGCGTCCTGATGGACTAAGAAGCTAACATGGCTTTACAACTATTTACAGCG